CCGTTTTTGGCGGACCCAACAGAGAAGATTTCTCCTTCCCATTCCCGCTTCGCCGGATTCATACATGTCATGCGAATACGTACCAATCGGTTGAGTAGTTTCTTCCGATCTGGAAGATGATCAATACGATATTGAATTGATGTTTTGGGGACAATTTTCCCCGTTTCTTTGTCAATATGAGCTGGGTTAATGTTTGCTTGTTTCAACTCCAGACCACTGTGTTCAGCAATATGAGCATCGATCAGTTCTTGGATCTTTGCTTCACCTGACATGTGGTGATACTTGACGCCGAGAGACTCAGCTTGTTCTTTCAGTTCTGCTAACGTAGTCATGAATCGATACTCCTTTGATTGCTACACCCAATTATTTGGATGGATACCAGGGGGGCCACATATTATTATGCGCCTGCGCCCGTAAAAAGGATCACCCCCCGTGAGGGGGGATCTCCACCTGTGCCACAACTCTTAGAGAGTTGCAACCGTCTTCAGTACAGCGATACGCTCGGAGCGCAACACCATGAAGCCGTAGTACCACTTGATTGAGTAGAACCCAGTCTCACCATACGGATCCACACGGCTGTAAGAGCTTTCAGAGCCAGGTGGAACATGCTTGATTTTGAACTTCACCATCTTGCCATCAGTCTGGAAACCGATAGTAGTGAAGGACTCATCACCAATCACGAGTACAGGGAATACATCTACCTTGGCAGCACCGGCTGTATCAACAGACCAGCGACATACCTCATCAGCAGTTGCGCCAACAGCTGCACCAGCAGCCGCCCAATGCATCATCTCAGGTACAACGATGAACCGGAAGTTGTCGACAGAACCGAACTCACCACGAGCCACACTACCAGCGGCTGCGTACTGTGCTACCGGAATGAAAGCTTTCTCACTGTGGTAGTTAGTCATACGCATCAGAGCTGGCTGCAATTCGCTACCAATGTAGGCATAACGAGCAGCATTGATGACCTTGGTGTCCGTCAGACGTGAACCAGTGATAATCGTGGTGTTCTTCGGAGTACGGTTGTTATCCAACTCGATGTCCAATTTTACCAGATCGTCATAGGAAAATACGTCTTCCAGATTACCAGCAGCGGTAGAACCGTTGAGGGTAGCAGTTGAGGTTGCATCACCAGCGAAGCGAACAACACCAGCGGCAACCAGCAGATCAATCTGCAACTGGTCTTCGGTGATTTCGTTAGCAGCCTTCACAGACTCGCCAGTAATATGCATCAGCAACTCAGCATCCGTATCAAAGTCCAGGCTTTCCTGGGTGTACTCATCGAAGAAGCCGAACTTCTCAATGGTACCTTCGAGCTGGATACGTTTCATGCCAACACGGTTTACACGACCACCAGTCTCAGAGAGAGCGGGGATCTTCGCCAGAATAGTACCAACATCCTTGCTGGAACCATAAAGGTTGCCGTAATTGACGGTGCCTTCGCCAGACCAGTTGACTTCGTTAGTCGTCCAACCAGCAGCATCCAGAATGACAACAGAAGCTGCATAGTTCGCCGTAGCGGCAGCAACATAGCCTTCCTGAATTGACCAGGCCCATGCGGTGCCTTCAGCCTGTGCAATTGCCAGAAGCAACGCGGCAGCATGATTAGCACCAGTCGCAAGACCTTCGAAGTAGTACGCCATTCCGCCATCAGCGGCAGGGGCGATCCATTCTACAGTCACTTTGACCTGGGTCACGTTTGCAACGAAAGCAGCAATGGTAGACACACCAGAGGCATCAATGCCCTGATCGTTTACATTGCGATCGTCGAGGATCGGCAGGTAATGGAACTTCTTGATGGTCTTACCCATGTTCTTGGGCATATTCATCGTGTCAGCCTGCTGACCAAAATAGGCTTCCTTCGCCGCTTCTACCAGGGCCTTTCGGTCATAGTAGTCGGTGCGAATCTGGCCGCCAACGTCTGACGGGGTTCCACCCGCCGGATCGTTATACATATGTGGATTTTCGTAGGACATTTCCTTGTCTCCATTTTTCCAGGGTTAAGTTAAGTCAGCGAAGATCGCCAATCAAACTCTTCGATCTCCTTATCGGACATCTTAGCGAAATCAGGCATAGTCTTCTTCGCTGGGCTGGCAGATCCCTTCGGGGAACTTGCAGCTCTCTTCCGAGCCTTTATAGACTCAGGTGATCCTTGCGAATCCTGGCTGTGTCCCTGGTCAGATGTGCCAGTGGCCGATGTTGCGGAAGGGTTGGCCTTTCCGAAGGCTCCCTCCTCATACATTGCATCGCCAACTGCCCTATACGCATCCAGGTCAGACAGGCCGACGTACTTACCAAACACCCGATCATTCTCGAGTCGATCCATGATCATCTCATAGATTCCCGCTTCGAGATGTGCGGTTATGTGCCGTAGTACATTCGGTTCGTCCATCAGCGAACGCTTACTAGCCATGTCCCAGCCCGAAATGATGTCGACTGCTTTATCAAACTGCGGTGAAGGACGGAGATCATCCAGCACTGCATCTAAAGCCAGCTCACCATCAGGAATCATATGGTTATTGGGCTTGTAATCGCCGCTTTCCTCAAGATCCAGATCTAACGGATCAATCTCGCTGTCCTTGAGGAGCTTCCGAATTGCATCTGGCTGCTTATTAGACAGATCAATAAGGAAGTTGAGCTTATCCTCTTCTAAGAGGTTAGCTCGCTCCAGTGTCTTAAACACTTTCTGAAAGGGCTTCAAGTCACGCATCTTCGTAGAGTAGTCAACACCCATCTGCATAAGCTGACGGGCCTTATCGACTGACTCCAGTTTGATGGTACGTCCACTTGCTTTCAGTGGTGCCATTAACTGGGCTAACTCGTCTCCAGCTTCAGGAGATTTGGTTGCTTTGCTCTCATCATCAGAGTTGTCGTCACTGGTTGAAGCTCCCTGGTGGGGGTCTTCCCTGGCATCGTCATTGTCTGAAGACGGCTCCGCATTGCCTTCCTCTCCTTTACCTTCTTCCGAGGTCCTACCCTTGCCTGCATACGGGTCGTTTGAAGACTGCTCACCAGGATCGGCACCATCCGTTTCCTGAGATCCAGTATCTTCTTTCTTCCCTTTGCCCGAGGGCTGGGTCTCTCCCTGAACACCAGGGTCAGAGACTTTAATCTGTCTTGGGGCCGAAGCTAATTCGGCCTCATGTTCTGCGAATTCTCTGAGAAATTCATCATCAGACATCGCATCAATGTTTTTTGCTGCTTCGCCGGTCATACATCACTCCCACCGCCAAGCTGCTCAGCCAGGAGTTCCTCCCGTGTATTCTGGTCATCTTCCACTGCCTTCTCGGCTTGATCACCAAAATGGTTGACCATTTGGAAGTACGCTCGTAAACAGCCTACTCCATTGATCATCTTATCGCAATGCCGCTCGCTTTCTTCGGTAATGTTTAAATCACCTTTTAATAGTACAAGTCGACTTGCTTCATCCTGAAAATATCCTTCCGCAATAACCAACTTGAAATCACGGTTATGGTACAGCCTTTCCAGGGCTTCCATCTTCTCGATGGCTTTCTTTGCATGCTTTAAGGTAATTTCTACCTGCTCAATCTGTTGTTCAATTAGTTCACTCATTACTGTTTCTCCACTCATGGATTAAGGGGTTGCGCTGTTTCCAGCATCATTGCCGCTTTTCAGAGTTTCCTTGATAAGATCTCGTTTGAGATTCATCTCTCCTTGGGCTTGGTCTTTCTCGAGGTTCCGCGCATGCTTCACCCCACTTTCAGTCTCTACGAAATCCAGATCCTTCTGGTCTGCATTGGAGCCTGCTTCCCTGGCTTTCGCCTGGTCAAGTTCAGCTTCCGCCGTATTTTCGAGAGCTTCTGAATTCAGTTTACGTATTTCCGCATCCAGTTTAGCCAGTTGTAATTCTTTCATCTTCTCTTCGAGAGGATCTGGCTGTGGCTCAAATACTTCAATTGATTTAGCCAAGTCTGGCATCTTACGCAATCTTGCGATCTCTGACAAGATCATTTTTGACATGTTGGGATCCATGTTATTGCCCATAGTCTGTAACATGAATGCTAATTCCCCAGCTTTTGCATTATCAGTCTCAGC